AAGTTTGTACGCGTTTGATGTTGTGCTACATGACATCAGATGTTTGAGGCCGAGTAGCAAAATGGTTATGCAGTGGATTGCAAATCCACCTACGCCGGTTCGATTCCGACCTCGGCCTCCACTCTTAAAAACCCCGTAGATCAACGATCTACGGGGTTTTTTATTGTCTGCAGGAAAGTGAAGTGTTCCGCAATTTTCAGTAGGTGTTCCGCAACTGCGAACGATGGAGGCACCCGTGACCAGAAAAATGTCAGGCCGCAATCGGCCCAGGCTGTGTGAAAACTTTTTAGAACGAGTTTGACGGTCAGAATCTGAACGAAAAACGCATTCCTACGTAAATTATTGGTCTGCTGACTGACCAATCACCGACAGATTTACGTAGCAGCGCAGACTACAAAACAGTGCATGCGTTTTCACACAGCCTAGGCCAAAAGCGGACATCCAGACTACGTCAACTTTTTGCCATTAATATTTGCTTTCTTGACAGCACGGCAACGTTCTTTTGCTATACGTCTAATGAAACACTTTCTAAGGATGTCACTCTTGACATTAAAAGCTTGATGTCAGCATTTGGAAACATATCAAGCTCAGATTGAATAAAATTCATAATTGCTGGAATTTCTCCATCAGTTGGAACGAAAATGTATTTCACATCGCTCGGGAGAAACTTTAACTTACAGAGTTCCGCTGTTTTTTGGTTGCTAGCCTCAAGTTTCTCATCCGTCTGATATTCTCGAAAATTAAGATAGTCATCGATCTCATCATTTTGCGGTACATATCGCCACTCAGATTCCTGGTAAAAATCTTTTAGTAATGGCTCTCCAGAGATAATCATTCGCCCTTTAGTAGGCTTAGAGTGCGCCAATATATATCTCACGCTCTTTAATCCACTTTGTTTTTCTTTTTCGCCCAAACCTACGACTACCTCTGTAAGAGATCTTATCGCCCCGTGAAGCGGATTATCCCCTGCAAAATAAATAACAGGGTTCAAGTTATTTTTTGCCCCCCACTCCTTAGTAAGCCCTATACCAAACGATCCGTAAAACCCTACATGCTCTGCGATACGGCTCATAGGTATGTCACAAAAACAAACCATAGGAAAAGCTATAAAGTCATTTGATTTACGTCCTTGCCATTGCACATCCTCCAAACAGTATCTAGGCCAAAACCCGTCCTTCAATACAGCCTTAAGGATTTCCATATTCTTAGTGAAATGAAAAAGGGAAACTGATCGTGGCTGCATTAATCATCGCTCTTATGAGATTTGTTTCATGAATCTTATGTCGCTTTAGAAAATTGTCAACATTCAATCTAAAAGATACAAAAGACGTATATATTCCAAATGATCGGTAAGGGAGGATCATTTTATCAACGCTCTTCGATAGCTGCAGACAAATAACCCCTATTCAGATTGAATTTATGTAAGCTTTAACGCTGGTCGTCAGCTTGATTTTTCTATAAAAAAATTCCATTTCTGAAGAAAATCATTATAGTGGTGGCTTGATGCCATACAAATTTTAAAAAAACAAGGATACGTGATGAAAAAACTATTTCCTGGGCACTTTGCAAACTCATCTCAAGATATTGAAAACCTTTGGCATGATTGTACGTTTGTTTTAGATGCCAATATTTTACTTAGTTTGTATCGTTATTCTGACTCAACCCGATCAGATCTATTAACAGTATTTGATGCGTTTGCTAAACGTCTTTGGATTCCTCACCAAGTCGCCCACGAGTATTTAACAAATCGTCTTTTCGTAATCAGTGAGCAAGCTAAATTTTACGACGATGCTATAAAACGCATAGATGCCTTAAAAAAATTGCTCGAAAATAATAATCAACACCCATTCGTTGCTCCCGAAACTCTTAACGAATCGAGTGAAATCTTTGAAAAACTCACTAGTGAATTATCTGAAAATCGTCTTATTCATGACCGTCGTATAACTCAAGATGAGATCAAAGAACACCTGCTGTCCATCCTCTCAGACAAAGTTGGAGAAGGTTACGAAAAGGATAAGTTAGAAGAGATAATCTTGGAGGGGAAATCTCGCTATGAAGAAAAAACTCCTCCTGGATTCGGAGACGCTAAAAAGGGTGGAGACTCGGCTTTATTTCTTGATAGATGCAAACCGTATGGTGACTACGTTGTGTGGTTACAAATGATGGATTATGCAAAAACTTCTGGGAAGCCAATAATTTTTGTCACCGCAGATGTGAAAGAAGATTGGTGGACCGTATTTCAAGGTAAAACAGTTGGGCCCCACCCTCAATTGATTCAGGAGTTTTTGACAGTTACAAACCATGCCTTTTACATGTATACGCCAGATAAGTTTTTAGAACGCGCAAGCAGCTATTTAGATCAAGCCGCTTCGGAAAAGTCTGTTCAAGAAATAAGAGATTTACAAAAAGAGGATGAATCAGAGGTCAATATTTTTGATAGAGCAATGAATATTAGTTGGCCGGAAGCCAGGCATAGTAAATCAGCTATGCTCGATTCTCACGAATCTCGATCACGTATTGGTCGCTTAGAAGGTGAGCTACCTAATGAATTTGTCGATCTACCTTGGAACAAGCCCGCGCCTAGCCAAAATCCATCGGAGCGCGCTAATTACTTGGAAAACAAACAAGCACTTATTAGCCAAATCACCACCGCAAAAAACAAGCACTCAGCTTATAATAAGCGTCTGCACGAAATGTCACTTGAAGGTAGTTTAGATAGTCACCAAATTCAGTTTATTAAGAGTACGCTCAGAGAGCTAGAGCAATACATCTATTTCAAAGAAACAGAACTTGATGAGTTATCGATAATGAGTCGGCATTGAGTTTTTTTGTGTCGCGAAGAGTTTCGAAACAAAAGGTAGGACCGGTGAAAATTTTCGCTCTCCACTAGAATCGGAATTGGAGCGAATGACCGCTACGGGTCGTTTCTGCCTTTGGCCAACGGCAGCTTTGGGTCGATTTGTCCTTTCGGGGATAACCTACTGGTAGCGACCCATCGCGCCCCTTAGTTATTTTGTGGGTCGCACAATTTCACCAACACGGCGATAAACCTTTTTTGTCATCTCCTGCGTCGAGTGGCCAAGCAGGCGGCTAGCATGACTAATGTCGTCAATTTCGCTGGCAGCTTTTGGTCGGATGTCGCGGAATTGGAACTGGCGGATCGCGGCGGCAAGCGTTGCATCACCTTCAGCCGCGGCCTTCGTGGCTGCTTTTTCTCGGGCTTCATCCCACCGATTTCTCAGCATTGCGTAACTCATTCGCAGGCCCGCCTGGTTGGTGATCAGGCTTGAACTTCTGATGCCGGCCATGGCTTTGCGCTCGAGTAGGGTATCGAGGAAGGTGCTGAGCCCTGATGCGTCTGCGCCGTCGTGTAGACGGATGCGCAAGCGTTTCTCAGTCTTACCCTGGCCTACCATCAGGAACCCGTTGTTCAAGTCGGCAGTTGATGCTTTGAGCACATCGGCGGGGCGCTGGCCGGTCAGGTAGGCTAGGTCCATTGCGTCTTTCAGCTCGGGCGGTGCCTCTGTGTAAACCGCATCCCAAACGATTTTGCCTGCGTAGAAGTCGCGGGGTGTTTCTTTGTTCCTGCGTAAGCGGGCGCAAGGGTTTGCCTTTTCAGTGAGCCCCCATTCGCGGGCAAAGGTGAATATGGTCGAGAGGAGGGCGATCTCGCGGTTGGCGCGTACCTTTGCTGTTCTGGCGTCGCGATACTGGGCGATCACTTGCGGGGTGACCGCGTCTACAGGGGCTGATTCGAACGCGTTGCGTAGTTGTTTGAGGCCTTTCAAGTAGTCCTTTTGGGTGCCGGCCTTCAGCCCAGGGATGACCTTTCTTTCGTAGTCGTCGAAAAACCTGCCCATCAGGTGAGCAGGCTTGGGTGTGGCTTTGCTATCCAGACGTGCCCATTCGACTTTGGCTTCATCGAGGTCGCCGCCGAGCGGAATTTCGACTCGGTTCCCTTCTGTGTCCCGCCCGTTGTAGTAGTAGCCCACCCAGGTACTGCCGTTCTTTCTTTTGCGGCTACGGCGGATCATCCGTGGCGGCAGATCCCGGTTTGCGGCTTTCTTCTGGCGCATCGTTAACCTACACGTGAGAGGTCAAGGGACCAGGTTTCAGCTACAGCATTGGTTGCTGATGGTTTCACCCCAGCTAGCTTCAGGCGGGCGTACACGCGACCTACAACGGGGCGTTGTGCGGCTGTGAGCACGTGTTCCCAAGCATTGCGTTGCAGCCACTGACGTTGGCAGGACGGAATCTTGTAGCCTGTAATGGCAGCCAACTCGTCGTCTGTTAGCGTCTCACTCGGCAACTGGATCGAGTTCTCTTTGTTCATGCTGCCTCCTGAGCGATAGCGACAGCTTGTACCTGTGTAGACCCCACAACAGGCTGCGCGGGCGGGCGATTTTCAGCGATTAGCGTTGCATCAGGTGTGGCTGCCTCGCGCAGCTTTTCGTGGGGTATAAGTGCCTCAACAGTGGCGCTGAGAGGGTCAATAATGCCTGCTGCTGCGCAGCAGAGGCTGTTTGTTTCTGGTGTGTCGACGCCACTGGCGTTGCAGAGCAAAGCGGTCGATGTTTGGGTAGTGTGCTGGTCCATTTTCATGCCGCTTTCCTCTGGTGTTCGATAGCGAGTTGGTCCGTCAGGCGCTGGTGAAGCGTGAGCCGTGTTGAGATGGTGGTGAGAAAGCGGGCTCATGCGGCCTCCTTGACCAAGTCCGCCAGTAGCAAGGCGTTCTTGGTGTCTTTGTTCAGTTTGCGCAGGGCGTCGTTGCCGATCAGTGCGACCAGTTGCCGGTCGAACTCTTTGCGAAAGCGCGTCAGTTCCAGCAACTCGGTCGTGGCTTGGGTGCATTGCTGTTGCAAGGCGCCGGCTGCCTGTGGTGTCAGGCGCAACATTTGGGGGAGCGCGATTCATGCCGCATCCTCCTGCGTTGCTGGCTCCAGCAGGGCTGCCATGGCGACCGCTTGATCGCGTAGGGCGAGTGAATCGCGTTCGAGTTTTTTGCCGGTGCGGAATGCGCCGAATGTCTCGGCGGCGATCCTGAGCTTGTCAGCGATAGCCAGTAGGGTTTGACGCTCCTGCTCCCCCAGTTTTGAGGCCACCAGTGCGCGCTCGTAGTGGGCGTACAGTTGCATGCGCTCGGCACGAACTTGGTGTAGCGAGTGCTCCAGGCTGCTGATAGCTTCCGAGTTGTCGGATTGTTGAATGGCTTTGCCTTCGTCGATTCCCTCGATGCGGCCATCGATCAGGCCCCCACGGTAGCCGGTCCAGTAGAGAAGGGCGGCGCCGATGATGAGTCCGATCAATGCGCAGATTTGAATTGCAGTCATGTGGTGTGCTCCTGGTGGTGTCATAGGCTGGTGGTGGCAGCCGTTGGGTCAGGTGTCTTACTCGGTTGAATCTTCCTGTGGTCGCAGCATCTCTTCATCTGCCTTGTAGGCGCGGATGTCGATCAGCGAAGCGACATGCCGGATGTGCGCGTACTTCGGCGCCTTGCGGCTGGTGTCCAACGTGGTGATGGGTAGCTGGATCCGGCCGCTGTTGATCTCGGTCACGAACGACTGCTCGTTGAGGTTGCGGAAGTACTGCTCGCGGATTTTTTCCAGCGGGATCAGCACGTCGCCGAAGGTGCGGTAAAGCAGTTCTACGGTGGCTGACTCAGGTGCGGGTCGCAGTCGTAGCGGAGTTTGGCTGGTGTTATGCATCGGCTTGCTGAGCCTCCTTGCGTTGTGTTCTTGCCGGGTGGTTCCAGGCATTCAGGCAGTGTGTTTTGGTCAGCTCCCGCAGATGTTCAGGCACTTCGAGGAGCGCGGCGTTGCGTTCCTCGCGTGTGCGCATGGCGACGATCTGGCGGGCGTACTCCCTAGGCCACGTCACGGTTGTTTACCGGGATGGCGGGTAGATCCAGCCCCAGTTGATCGGCCAGCCAGCGAATGCCAGGTTGTCTGACACGGGTTGACTGGCTGTACTGCATACCGGCGGTCTCGTGATACCAGTTGCTGTCCTTGACCCGCAGGAACTCGCGATCGCGGGTTGGGAAGGCGGGTAGGTTTCGGTTGTTGAGTAGACCTTTTGCCCGCATAAGGTCGATCAGCTTGGGCCGAGTGATGCCGAGGTGTTTCGCTGCTTGGGCTAGTGTGCGTTCCATGTCGTCCCCCTCAAGCGGCGTGCGCGGCGGGTGTTGCCGCTGCCGCCAGGTGGTTGATCGACTCGGCCACTTGCTTGTAGATCTCGACGTCGCTGCCGTACACGGTGAAGCATTTGGTGCGCGGCCTTTTCTTGCCGATGCTCATGATGGTGGTGACACCAGAGCGGGTTTTAGTGCGATGCAAGGCGACGTGGATAGGCAGCTCAAAACCCATGTCGAGGCTCACTACGCCACCGGTACGCACTAGCTCGAGCACTTGTTGCTTATGCTCGATCTCGAAGCGGGCGTACTGGCGGCCGGCGTGGGGGAGGTTCTGCAGATCGGCTGCGTTACTTGCATCGAAGGGGCCGTTGACGATCTCTTCGATGAAGTCGGCCAGCTTGAGGTGCATCTTTTTTTCGTTCTTCAAGGTCAGCGTGTGGCGCTCGCTGCCTAGTTCAACGGTGAAAAGGGTGTCGGATGTGTTGCGTTCAACCTTCAAGCGGAACGAGAGAACCTCGCGCTTAGGTGTCGACCTTAGCGTGTGGTTGAATGTCTCGGTCAGGTTGACCTGGGCGTTGAGCAGTTGGAGGGTGCGGTTGTCTAGCTTGTACATGCTCATGCTGCGAACCCTCCACCATTCGGATCGAACGGAGCGGGTGTGGCGCGGACTTTCACCTTAGGTTTTGTGGTGACAAACGTGCAGCCGCATTCGCGGGCTAGGCGGCGGATTTCGAAGATGCGGAACGGTTCAGCAGCGGCCGGATGGACGTGCAGGGTGGCTGTGGTGTGCATGGTTTTGCCTCGCTCTGTGGTGGAAGAGTGAGGCTGAAGATAACCCATAAGGTTAATTTTGCAAGAAAAATAACCTTATGGGTGATTTTTCTACCAGCGCTAGGCGAAGGAGAAGAGTTCGGTTAGTAAAAACGACCACCCCCACTTTCTAGATCAGCTGTTGTTGTGACATGCACTAGGATATCAAATCTATATTCTCGAATAACCTCTATCATTCGATTTCGAACTTCAGTTGGAGATATTTTCAAATTTCCCAGAACTACAACTAAGTGAAGTGTGAACTTTTTGTCTTTGAAGGTTCGGCTCAGATTGTGAGCTTTTAGGAGTGTATCTGCGTAGCGTCTTGGATCGAATCGATTAGCAAAAAGTTTTACTTCAACTACTTGTATTTCATCTGAAGAATAGTTTGCGGCGTCGAAAATATATTTGACTGTTGAGTTGTGTGGTTTGAAGCTTACGTCTGGCCTGAAGTCTATGTTAAGCGCTTTAGAAAGCTTGCTGATTGCTAGTTTTTCAGTAAGTGCCACATTGGCCATTAAATTCCTATGTTCGATTTCATAGGGTTCCATTAATGCTAAAAGTTTTGAATCGTAAGCTGTTGGGTGTGAGGTGTAAGTGTTTTTGATTAGTTTTTCGGTGATGTTTTTTAATCTTGTAGCTTCAGTGAGATGGGCGTCATCATGGAGAGGATCTAAATTTTCGTGACTTACTTCAGGGCTTTCTTTAATTTGTTCTGATTGCTTTGGCTCAGTTAGCGGGCGGTCATTTGTTTGAGTCGACTGGCCAGGCGCAAATACTTCTACATTCTCGGATGCTTTGGGGTCTAAATTTGATTGGCTCTCAGGCTGATCAGTTGAGGCCTTTCCACTCGTTTGAGTGTGATTTACGCCCGAGCTCGTCTGCGCTTCTGCATCCGCTTGAACCTCACGGGTTTCATCATCTAGTTTGCTTGTTACTTCTTCCGGAGTCGCTCGCCCAAACGGATTTACAAAGTTATTTTCATCTTTGTAGTCAGATGGTGCGTATAGAACTCTGTGGTTGAAATTTAAGGTTGCAAAAAACAGTATTATTATAAATGTCGGGAAGAATATTAGAAATATTATATACAGCCATTGGTTGGGGTTTTCAATGAGTGGCAGTATTGCAACGCCGCTCAGTTCTGCGGCGCCAGCAAATATAGAAATTAATGTTAATGGGTTTTTTATATGTTTTGCGCTTTCCGTCATCGCAGGTGTGCTCCGTTAGCTTGGCTAAACAAGCGATGGGTTAAAGATCTGAAATTTTCCATCTTGCCCTTCCGCAAATCGTCCATTCTTCAGTCATGCGAATTATTCTTTCAGGCCAGTCAGGATTGAGTGCGTACAAAAATTGTTCTCCGCCTTCCTGTCTCAACTGTTTCAAAGTTGTGGCGTGATCACTGGTGCGTTTAGCAGCCACAAAGTGACCTGGCAGGGCCTCCAGTGCGGGATCTATTACAATTTTGTCACCCTCTATAAATCTAGGCTCCATGCTCATTCCTTCGACTCTCAAAATGAATGCCCGAGGACCAACGGGCCCTGGAGCGTCTATCCATTCTTCAGCGTCACGCGGATCGAAAATAGCATCGGGTTCGCACCAAGCGCCTGCTGCAATTGATCCAATCACTGGTAATTTACGTCCTGTATGGCTGATAAGTGTGGCATTGCTGAACTCGCCTATGCCATACGGCATGTCTAGGTAGCCATTGTGCAGACTCAATGCCTTTTCTATCTCGCGCGCTATCTGATCTCCAATTCCTTTTGTTGGATTTTTCCCTCCAAATGCACTGACTTGTGCCGGAGCTTTACCCAGCAGTTCGGCCACGTCGGTCAACCGTAGCTTTCTGTCCGCCAGGATTCGTCGGAAATTCTGTAAGCGGGTGTCTGAAATTTTCATCTGACGATTCTGGCGTGATTAACCTTTATGGTGAATGGCCTTCTAGGTGTTGCAAAAAATAACCCATAAGGTTAAATTGCGATTCGAGAGGTGACCTATGAAGTTGCGAGATTACATAAATGAGTTGGACGCTGAGGGGCTATCTGCATACGCGAAGCGTTGCTGCATAGCCCTCAATTACCTTCGGCTACACGTCAAATATGCGAGCAAGGATCCGAGTATTTCTCTGATCAAGTCTTTAGCTCGTGAAAGTAATGGCTGCGTTTCACTCTGTGAGGTGCTTGAGCATTTTGGCGTTACTGAGCCGAATCCTTTGGGAGCAGCGGCATAAATTAGAAAAAGGGCGACCCTAAGGCCGCCCAGTTCCTCCCGGCACGCACCACCACAGCGCTGTCGGGTCGCGATAAAGATAGGCGGGCACACCACATGCTAACCACCTCTCTTTACCGCGCTTTCCAAGGCACGGATGCCTTGGTGTTGCTGCCTTTTCCACCACAGATTGGGCAGCTGTTGCGCCAGGGGTGAACAACGGATTGTTCTCCTCGGCACGGTGCCGGTATCGATCCTGAAGATCTAGCCGGCGTTTGGGCCCTTTCAAGCCACGCGGCAAATGTATCACCACTGCATGTCGCGCGGCACTGGCAACCTTAAGGATTAATGCCATGAGCCGAATCGCTCTGAGTTCTGTAGAACGGGCGCAGCGGGAAATCCTGCCGCTCGATTTAGCGCTTTACCATGCTGCCCGGGACTATCCCGGCGGCGCTGCAGCAATTGCCGCCACCACCGGCAGAAATGCCACCACGCTGCAGCACAAGCTTTCTCCAACCCACCCCAGTCACACGGTGAACATTCAGGAGTTCGGCGAGATCCTGGAGCTGACCAAGGACCGGCGCATTCTGGATGCAGTTCATGCACTGGTCGGGGATACGACTTGGCAGGAGTTGGCCGAGGCGTATACCAACGACATGCCTGAAACCTTGACCACCGGCATTGCTGAGTATTTTCGGCAGGTCGCGGATTTGGCTGATACCTGGGCCAAAAGCATCGGCGACGGTGTAGTGACGGACCACGAACTGGCCGCGATCCGCCTGCAGGTGTTTCGCGGTATTCAGGGGCTGCTGGGGATGTTCAACCGCGCCACCTACGTTAATCAAACAACGCGGGGTGTCGACCGTGGCTGATATCGCTGACTTTGCCAACGATCTGGTGCAGGAGCGGCTTGATCAGGCACTCGCTGCACGTAACGCCGCCAAGCCTGCTTCGGCGGCGCATTCATTCCTGTTCTGCGAAGGTTGCGATGACCCGATCCCTGAAGCTCGTCGACTCGCACTTCCGGGTTGCACTCAATGCGTGATCTGCCAGTCCATCGAAGAATCGCGGGAGGCCCGCCATGCTCGATGAGGTATTAGGTCAATTCGCAGACTACGGCCTTGAGCCGGACCAGCCGTTAATTTTTGGCAAGCTGACCCGCTGCAAGACCACGCAGGACAAGGGCAAAGAAAAGAACGGCTGGTACGTCGTCCACGAACATCGCACTGAGAAGGGCGAGACGCTGATCTTCGGCAGCTTCGGTGACTGGCGTTCGGGTGAGACGCAGAAGATTAAGGTGAAGGCGGGGCGGATGTCGCCTGAAGAGCGAGAAGTTATGCGCGCTCGCCAAGAGGACGCCAAGCGTCGCGCCGCCGAGATAGCGACCAATGCTGCACGTCGAGCGGCGAACCGGGCGGCGGGGCTGTTCAGGCGTATGCCCGAGAAGGGCCGCAGCGATTATCTGGATCGCAAGCAAATCGTCGGCTTTGGTGTTCGCTACGCGCCCCGCACGGGCGCGTTTTTGGTGCCGATGTGCAACGTGCGGGACCAGATCGTCGGCCTGCAGGTGGTGTTTCCCACCAAGCAGGAAGATACCGGCCGGGATAAGTCGTACTGGCCCTACGGAATGTCGAAAGAGGGCGCCTTTCATCTGATCGGGCCGCACCCGGAACCGGGCGAGCCGGTACTGGTGTGTGAGGGTTACGCTACGGGCGCCAGCCTGCATATGGCGACCTCGCTGACGGTGGCCATCGCGTTCGATGCGGGCAATTTGCTGGTGGTGTGCAAGACCATGCGCGAGCGCTTTCCGGGTTGCCCGCTGATTGTTTGTCGCGATGATGACTGGAAGACCAAACGCCCAAACGGCGATGCCTGGAACCCCGGTGAGGAGAAGGCCAATAATGCCGCGCTGATCGTCGGTGGCCAGGTGGTTGCACCGATCTTCTCCGGTGAGCGGGAAGACAAATGGACGGACTTCAATGACCTGCACGTCGCCGAAGGGTTGGAGGCGGTCCGGCGTCAGGTGCTGGCGGTGGTCAAGCCACCAGCTGCTGGTGGGTGGAAGGATCAACTGGCCCGCACCGAAAGCGGCGCCCTGATTGCCCACATGCAGAACGTCGAGTTGATTCTCGGCAATGACGAGCGCTGGGCTGGGGTGATCACCTACAGCGCTTTCAGTTCGAAGATCGTCAAGCTGCGTTCTGCCCCTTACGGCGGTGGTACGGGCGACTGGGCCGACATCGATGACGTGCGGGTGATGAAGTGGCTCGCGCAGCAATACAACCTGCGGGTCAAGTCGACGCAGGTGATTGAGGCGGTGAGCGTTGTTGCTCATGACCATGCATTTCATCCGGTGCGGGATTACCTGCACAAGCTCGAATGGGACCGGGTGCCTCGGTTGGAAAGTTGGCTTACCGATGTCATGGGCGTTCAAGCCAGCGACTACTCGGCGAAGGTCGGTAAGCGCTGGCTGCTGTCGGCGGTAGGGAGGGTAATGAGGCCCGGTTGCAAGGCTGACTCGGTGATGATTCTTGAAGGCGCGCAGGGCGCGGGTAAGTCCACGGCGATGAGCATCCTCGGCGGCGAGTGGTTCATGGATACGCCCTTTGCCCTGGGCGACAAGGACGGCTTTCAGGCGATCCGTGGCAAATGGATTGTCGAGCTGGGGGAGCTGGACAGCTTCAACAAGGCTGAGAGCACCAAGGCCAAGCAGTTCTTCTCGGCGTCGACTGATACCTATCGGGAGAGCTACGGCCGCCGAACAAACGACGTGCCACGCCAGTGTGTGTTCGTGGGAACGACCAACCAGGACGAATACCTCAAGGATGCCACCGGAAACCGCCGTTATTGGCCGGTGGCTTGTACCAAGGTCGACCTGGAGCTGCTGCGTGAGATCCGTGACCAGCTCTGGGCTGAGGCGATGTTCTGTTATGAGGCGGGCGACATCTGGTGGGTGACGCCTGATGAAGCGCCGACGTTTGCCGAGGCGCAGGAAGAGCGCTTTGTCGTGGACGAATGGGAAGGGCCAATCCTGACCTGGTTGGAGGAATCGCAGATTGGCGAAACCACATCTGGCAGCGAGGTGCTGACGAATGCGCTGAAGCTCGACTTCGGCCATTGGGGCAAACCTGAGCAGATGCGCGTTGGGGCGATCATGCACCGACTCGGTTGGCGGCGCACTCGGATGCCGGCGTTGGTGAAAAGCGGGCAGCGTCCTTGGGCTTACAAGAAGCCGGCGGGTTGGGGTGGCGCTTCGGCGTTGAAGGTGGAACCGATCGAGGAGCCTTGCTTCGGTGATTAAGCGAATCGATGAAATGCTCAAGCTTTGGGCTGAGGATCTGCATTCTCCTGTGACCACGTCCGCCGGTGGACCGAGCGGCGGCAACATGATCGCCATGTTGATGGAGTGCAAAGGTGAGTTGATTCGCGGGACTCGCGGTAGTCGGGTGTTATTGGATGAGTCGGCGGATATTGAGCTGATTGTGAACAAACATCTTGCACCTGAGCTTGCCCTGGTGGTGATGGAGCACTACTGCAACCACGAAAGCTTTCTGTCGCAGAAGATGCTGCATTGCGGATGCAGTGCGCCGACGTATTACCGTCGTTTGCACGATGCCCATGTGAACATCGAAGGCATGTTGCTGGGGAAGGCTGCGTGACCCCAGGCATGACTCCGGCTGCTGTTGTCCCACTGGCCCGCCTTGCCCCACTGCGTTTTGACGTGGTGGGACAAGCGCGGGCCTTGTCGTTGTTGGGCTGTCCCACCGTCCCGCCTGTCGGGGCCTCCCGCCCATGTGAGCGGAGCGGGCACCAGCACGCGCCCGTGGCGCGCACGCGTGTTATTCAATTTCTTCCTTTACACGAGAAAGTAGATAAAACAGTAGGACAGTGGGGCGAGGCCCCGAATTTAGGCGCTCTCAGGCGTCCCACTTCGATCCTGAAAGGTGGGACAAATGAGACAACGCAACAGCAACAGATAGCCGTGGTGGTGTATTCACCGACATCGCCTAGGCGTTCACCCTGCGTTACCCACATATTCACCGGGTGGCATTAAAGTGGGGTTGCTGCCATGAGAATCCACCTGTAAAAAGTAGTCATCTTCGATAGGTGCGACCGCAGAGAGCGGCAGGCACCACACACCAAACCCGGCCATTGCGTCGGGTTTTTGCGTTTATGGGGTAGGACGATGACGAACGAGCAGCAAGCGCTGGCAGAGATGCCGATCTGGTTAGTGATCGTCCTGGCCTTGGTCGGCGGTGTATCGGGCGAGATGTGGCGCGCCGATAAGGACGGGACGCGGGGCTGGGCGTTGTTGCGGCGCCTGGCGCTTCGGTCTGGTGCCTGCATTGTCTGCGGCGTGTCAGCGATGATGCTGATGATCGGCGCGGGCATGACGATCTGGACGGCGGGCAGCTTGGGTTGCTTGACCGCAATGGCGGGTGCCGATGTAGCCATCGGCTTGTACGAACGCTGGGCCGCCAAGCGGTTGGGCGTTTGCGAAGTGCCACCTGCAGGCGGTGAGCAGGGGTGATGCACCGGTCTGGGGCGCCGAAAACTGCCGGGGACCCTGGGGGTATTCGAGGGGTACGGGGTCGGAAACCCGCGGGAAAGTGTTAGCGGACAGTTCACCAGCTTAGTGAACTGGGGTGAACAGGTGAACCCCCCGTATTCATTAGGTGAACAGGACATTCCATCATGACTGTAATCAGCAAAACGGAGTTTGCAGCACGGCGCGGCTGGGCGAAATCGTATGTGTCCAAGTTGGCGAATCAGGATCGGTTGGTCCTGACTGACGATGGCAAGGTGGAGTTGGAAGCCACCGAAGCATTGCTGGCCGAGTCCGCCGATCCAAGCAAAGCCGCTGTCGCCAACCGACATGAACGGCTTCGCCTTCAAAAGGAGGCTGAAATCGCCGTCGAAGAACCTGCGGTGCTGCCAGTCGGGCAGGCGGTGGACTTCCAAAAGTCTCGGGCTCTGCGCGAGCACTACCTGGCCCTGCAAGAGCAAGCCAACTTCCACAAACAGCAAGGCACCTTGGTCGAGCGTATCGCCGTGGAAATCGGCGCCTTCAACGCTGGCCGCCTGTTGCGGGATCAACTCCTGGGTATGCCCCCGCAACTGGCACCGGAACTGGCCGTCATGACCGACCCCTGGCAGATCGAAAAGCACCTGACGGCCGCTATCCGTCGCTCGCTTGAGGATGCAGAACGCTTGTCCTCGGCGGATCTTGAACACGCCCTGACCACGAGTTAAACCCATGCCCACGGAAATCCCTGACGGTGCTGAGGTGTACCGGGAGGCGTATTTTCGTGGGCTGCATCCTGACCCGGACGTCTGGGTCGATGAGTGGGCCGACGAGTACATGCGTATCCCGCGTGACACCGGTGCCGCTGAGCCAGGCCAGTACCGCACGTCCCGCACGCCCTATGCCCGCGAGCCGATGCGCTGCCTGTCGCCGGCTCACCCTTGCAAGCGCGTGATCACCATGGTCGCCTCGCAGCTGATGAAAACGCAGATCGCCTTGAACTGGATCGGCGGTCTGATCCACATGGCGCCGTCCAATATCCTGACTCTGCTACCGAGCCTCGGCCTGGCCAAGCGGGTGTCTTCGCGGATCGGCAAAACCATCAAGGCCACGCCAGTACTGCGCGAGCGTGTGGCGTCCAGCCGGTCGCGGGATTCCCGCAACACCATGGACACCAAGGAATTCGAGGGCGGGTCGTTGTACGTGACCACCGCCGGCTCGGCGGCCAACCTCTCGGAGCTGTCGGCGCGCTACGTTTACGGTGATGAGATCGATCGCTGGGAAGTGGACATCGGCGAAGAGGGCGACCCCATCGAGCTGGCGGAGACGCGGGGCAGTACCTTCGGCCGCAATGCGAAGTTTTATTTCTCCAGCTCGCCGACGATCAAGGGCGCCTCGCGGATCTCCGACCTGTTCGACGGCAGCGACCAGCGTTACTACTACGTGCCGTGCCCGAGCTGCGGGCACATGCAAATTCTTGAGTGGGAGCGACTGCATTACTCGAAGGACTACAGCGTCGTGCATTACCAGTGCGCCGGTCCTGACTGCGATGTGCTGATCGATGAATACCACAAGGGCGAAATGCTTGCCCAAGGCGAATGGCGTGCCCATGCCGAAGGCGATGGTGAGACGGTGGGCTTCCACCTCAACGCGTTGTATTCGCCGCTGGGCTGGATGGACTGGAAGTCACTGGCCAAGCAATTTGAAAAAGCCAAAAAGGCCCAGGCGAAGGGCGATCTTGAACCGATGCAGGTGTTCTACAACACCCGTCTGGCGAAGGTATGGGACAGCGCACAAGAGCAAACCAAAGCCGATGTGCTGAGGCAGCGGGCGCGGTTGGAAGGCTTTACCCTCGGCTCGTTGCCGACGGCGGTGTTGATGATCACCGGCTCCGTCGACGTCCAGGCAAACCGCTTGGAGTTCATGGCGATGGGTTGGGGCGTCGGCATGGAGCGTTGGGTCGTCGATTACCAGGTGGTCTCGGGGGATCCCGCAGACGAACGCACTTGGGCCGCCTTGGACGAATTGCTCAAGGCTAAATACCGCCATCCGTGCGGTGTCGGCCTTGGCATTCTCGCGGTAGCCGTCGACTCCGGTGGCCACCACACCGATGAGGTCTACCAGTTCTGCCGCGTTCGCCGCTGGCGGAATGTGTTCGCCATCAAGGGCGCGAGCAAACCCGGTAAGCCGGTGATTGCTCAGCGCCCGTCGATGGTCGACGTGACCTGGAAGGGCCAGACCGAACGCAACGGCGCCGAGCTGTGGTTCGTCGGTACCGACACGGCTAAGGACTGGATCTACAACCGCTATCCGTTCGAATCTGGCCCGGGTGCACTGCATTTTGCCAATGATCTACCGGATGACTTCTTCGACCAGTGCGTCGCGGAGCGCAAGGTTGCGCGCTACATACGCGGACACAAGCGCATCGAGTGGGTCAAGGGTAAGGCCGAGCGTAACGAAGCACTCGACTTGATGGTGTATTGCCTGGCCATGGCGCATTACCTGGGTCTCAACCGTTACAAGGAACACGACTGGGAGCGAGTGCGTCAGTCCCTGGCGCAGTCTGGTCTGTTCGACGACGCCTTGGGCATCAAGCCTGTTCAAGGCGAGCGTGTCACCGGACCAGCAACACCAGTTGCTGCACCGCAATCGGCTCCACAACTTACTGCTCCGATCGTGCCATCGCGAGCGGCAGCACCGCCACCTCAACGCCGCAGCTCCACCAGCGGTTACCTGAAGAGACGCTGATATGTCCTTTACCCAAAAGCACCTCGACGCAGTTGAGGCGGCCATCGCACGTGGTGAAAAAGTCGTGCGCTACACCGACCGCACCGTGGAATACCGCACCATCGACGAACTGCTCAAGGCGCGCGATCAGATCCGCACTTCGCTGGTCAACTCAGCCGGGCCGCGCTCGCGCGTGGTTCGGTTGACCCACGGAGGCAAAGGAGTCTAATGGCCCGCCACTATCCGACGCTGACCCGTAACGGATTCGTGTTGCCGTCGAACATCAAGGCCAGTTACGAAGGTGCTGGAGAGGGCCGACGATCCACTGGCTGGGATGCTCCCGACAACGGGGTCAACAGCATCAACACGCCGGCACTGCGTAACTTGCGTTCGCGCTCCCGGGCGGCGGTTCGCAATGACCCGTATGCCTTCAACGTGATCGATAAGCGCGTCAGCAACCTGATCGGAACCGGCATCACCCCGCGGCCGAAAACTGACGACGAAGTCCTGCGCAAATTGTTGCAGGAACTCTGGGAGGACTGGGTTGATGAATCAGACGCTGATGAACGCACCGACTTCTACGGCCAGCAGGCGCTAGCAGCTCGCACGGTTGAAACCTCGGGCGAGTGTTTTGTGCGGTTGCGTCCGCGCAGTTTGGACGAAGGCCTCGCGGTACCGCTGCAGCTGCAGATACTCGCGCCGGAGTTCGTCCCGCATGACAAGTTTGAGACCACCAAAACCGGCAACCTCATCCGCGCCGGGATCGAGTTCACCCCGGATGGCAAGCGGGTGGCGTACTGGATGTACCTGTCGCATCCGCGTGACTCGTCGTCGCTGAACGCCGGTTACAACCAGTTGGTGCGCGTGCCGGCCTCGCAGGTGCTGCATATCTTTGAACCGGTCGAGCCGGGTCAGTTGCGCGGCGTACCGCGCTTGTCACCGGTGCTCAAGCGCCTGCGTAGTCTCGACAACTACGACGACGCGGTGTTGTTCCGCCAAGAGGTGGCCAACCTGTTTGCCGGCTTCATCAGTCGACCCGTACCGGAATCCGGACCAGTGCCCAGAGATCCGGTCACCGGCCAACCGCTGAGCCTTGATCGCGACGGCTTCACGCCGATGGTCGCGTTGGAGCCCGGCACCATGCAGGAGCTGGGGCCGGGTGAAGAGGTCGAGTTCTCCAAACCGCCGGACGCGGGCAACAACTACCCGGACTTTATGCGGCAGCAATTGATGGCTGCAGCGGCTGGGACGGGCACGCCTTACGAGATCCTCACCGGTGACATGCGCGAGGTCAACGACCGGGCTCTGCGTGTGGTGCTCAACGAGTTTCGGCGCCGGCTGGAACAACTGCAATTCGGAGTTTACGTCCACCAACTCTGCCGCCCGGTGCGTGCCGCCTGGATGGACATGGCCGTTTTGTCGGGTGTCCTGGTGCTGAAGGATTACGCACAGCGTCGACGTGAGTACCTGCGCACTCGTTGGGTGCCGCAAGGCTGGGCCTACATCCAGCCCGTGCAGGACGTGCAGGCGCGGCGCATGGAAGTCCAAGCGGGCTTTGCCTCGCGTAGTGAGATGGTCCTGCGCACCGGCTACGACGCCGAAACGGTCGACGCGGAAAACGCCGCCGATCTCGCCCGAGCCACGCGACTGGGCCTCAATTACAACACTCTCGACGCCGTCGAGCCCATCGACGACAAGGAGCAACCATGAGTAAAAAAGCGCGACCGCGCATTTACAACCGCGCGGGTGAGCGGGTGCAGGTCAAAGACAAAACCTGGTACGCCGTGCATGCCAGCGGCGAAGCCACCGAGCGGGTGATTGAGGTGTTCGTCTACGGCGAGATCGGTGCCTGGGGTGTGACGGCCAATCAGTTCGTGCAGGATCTGCGCGCCATGGATGACGGCGTCTCACCCGTGATCGCTGCCTTCAACAGCATCGGTGGCGACCTGTTTGACGGCTTGGCGATGCACAACGCGCTATCGCGTTTGGGCGAACGCTGCACTGGACGCATTGATGCGCTGGCGGCCAGTGCGGCCAGCGTTGCGGTGTGCGGCGCGCATAAGGTCGTCATCGCCGAAAGCGCGATATTGATGATCCATAACCCCTGGACCTACGCGGCCGGCGATGCCGAAGACTTCCGCAAGGTTGCCGACGTTCTCGACCAGACGATGGAAGCCATCATCGCGGCTTACAAAGCGAAGGCGCCGAACATTGATGAGGTTGAGTTGCGGCGGCTGGTCGCTGCTGAAACCTGGCTCACCGCGAATGAGGCCCTGGCCCTGGGCCTGGCCGATGAAATCGGCGACGGGATCAAGGTTAAGGCCTGTCTCGGTCAGGGTGGTGTGTTGCAGCGTTACCAGCATGCACCGGCTGAGCTGCTGGCCCAGCTCGACGAGCCACCCGAAGCGGACCCGGAACCGGAGGTTGAGAAACCACCGCTGGAACCGCCGGTGGTCGACTCGACCAAGTTGGCTCTGATGATCACTCAGCGTTGCTCCGAGGCGGGGATCAGCAACCTGGTCGCGCCGCTGCTCAGTTCGACCAAGCTTGAAAGCGAAGAGATCGTCCTGGCTGGCCTGGTCCGTGCCAAGGCGGTGAATGACCTTTGCGTGGCGGCCCGTTTGCCGGAGTTCAGTGCTGAGTACGTCGCGGCTGGACTGGACGCAGCGGCAGTGCGGGCGCGCCTGTTCGACAAAATTGTCAGCAGCGGCAAAGGCTTCGAAATCGACAACAGCTTGCCGCTGGACAACGACCCGGCGCCGAAGGTGCTGGCCAAACAAACTGATCCCACCTCGATCTGGGCCGCTCGACAAGCCGCTCACTCTGGCACTGCGCACGGCGCGAAAGGAGCAAGACCATGACCATCAAAAAAGAACCGATCCACGCCGGTGAGTTTCTGCTGTCTGAAGGGGCGGGGAACATCTCGCGAGAAGCCATCAACGTCGCCGCCGGGTCGGCGCTGTACCCGGGCCAGGTCCTCGGCCTGGTGACGGCCACCAGCGAATTCGCACCGTACGCTCCGGCTGCCGAAGATGGCAGCGAGACGGCCGTGGCGATTCTCTTCGGTCCGCTGGGTGAGTCGGATGTGGTGCGCCGTGGTCGCGCCGTCGTGCGATTGGCGGAAGTTAGCGAAGCGCACCTGACCGGACTCGACGCCGACGCCGAAAAAGACTTGGCCGCCCATTTCCTGATCGTCCGATAAGTCGCTCAGCCCACTTCATGCACCCCGCCTTGAGCGGGGTTTTTCATTTCTGGAGAGTACCCATGGCCGATATCGCCATTTTTGACGACGAAGCGTTTACCGTTACCGCGCTCACCGCTGCACTCAACGAACAACCGTACCTTCCGGGCCGGATCAGTGCGCTGGGCCTGTTTCGCGAGGAAGGGGTTACGACCCTGACCGTGCAGATTGAAAAGGACGGCGACACCCTAGCACTGGTGCCTGCCGGTGAGCGGGGTGGCTCTGGCCTGGTAGTCGCGTCGAGCAAGCGCAACCTGATCCCCTTCAACACCGTGCACTTGCCGGAGCGCTTCACCATCAAGGCCGACGAGATCCAGGGCATTCGCGCCTTCGGTACCCGCACCGAGTTGCAAGCGGTGCAAGACGTGGTCAATGCCCGCCTGGCGAAAGCGCGGCGGCAGTTGGACGCGACGCACGAGTTCCAACGCATGGGTGCCCTCAATGGCCTGATCCTCGACGCCGATGGCCAAACCCCGCTGTTGGATATCTATGCGTCCTTCGGAGTGCAGCGTCAGAAGCTACCCATGGGCCTGGCCGATCAGAGTACCGAGCTGCGGGTTAAATGCGGCGAAGCGCTGGATATGCAGGAAGACGCACTGGGCAGTGTGACCAGTACCGGCTCTCGCGCCTTCTGCGGCAAGAACTTCTGGAACAAGTTGATCGTTCACAAGGCAGTCAAGGAAACCTACCTCAACAGCCAGCAAGCGGCAGCCTTGCGCGGTGATGCCCGGGAAAGCTTCGAGTTCGGCGGCATTGTCTGGGAGCGCTACCGTGGCAAAGTTGCCGGGGTGTCTTTCGTCCACGACGACAAGGCGTTGCTGGTCCCTGAGGGTGTGCCTGATCTGTATATCTCGGTGTTTGCTCCGGCGGACTACATGGAAACGGTCAACACTCAGGGAATCCCTTACTACAGCATGATCGAGCCGCTGCCGTTCAACAAAGGCATGGCCGGAGAAGCCCAGTCCAACCCGCTGCACCTGTGCACCCGACCTCGTGCACAGATTCTGCTGGAGCTCTGACCATGAGCTTTCGCGATCTGGTGGCCGAGGTCGACGCGGTGGTGTTCGAAACGCTGGGCGATACCGCGCGGATCGAGGGTCGCGAAGAGCCGGTGTTCGGTATGTTTGCCGCGCCCTGGTTGCAGCCGAAGTTCGGCAAGCTCAACACCGGGTTACGTGAGCCGCGTTTCGAGATCCGCGTCAGCGACTCGCAGGGCCTGGTGCAGGGCCTGTTGGTCAGCATCGATCTGCCAGCCTTGGACGGTGGCGGCGATTACGACCTGCTGCAGCTGGAGCCGAGCGGTGACGGCCTGGTCGCCCTGATCCTGAGGATGCGCCCATGAGTGTCGGTAGCTATTTCAAGCCCTCGGCCGGTGGCGGGATGATTTCCATCCAGTCCTCGGCCACGGACCTTCAGGCGTTTCAGGACTTTGCCAAGTTGGTACCGAAGGCGGCGGCAACGGCGCACCGACGCGCGATCAACAAGACGTTGGGTTGGTTGCGCACGCACATCGCCCGGGCCGTCAGCCGGCAGGAGCGCATCGCTGTCGCGGCGGTGCGTCAACGGTTGCGCAGTTACCCGGTTTCCGGCGGGGCTTCCAGCGGCAAGCTGTGGTTTGGACTCAACGCCATCGAGTCCAGCCGGATCGGCCGGGCGCGGCAAACGGGCAGCGGCGTGTCAGTGGCGGGGCGCCGTTACCAAGGTGCCTTCCTGAAGAAGGTCTACGGCAACAAGCCCGACATCTGGATTCGCACGGCGAGCAAGCACTTCAACGCGGACGACTTCCCCGACAGCACGGTGTCACCGGGTCGCGGGCCGAGTTCGGGATGGGTGGCGGAAAATGGCAGTCGCTTTCCGTTGGCCAAGGCGAAAGTCTCGCTGGAGCAGGCGCGGCCACACTTCGATAGCTGGGTACAGAAGGCGGATGAGCGCCTGCTGGAGATCCTGAAACAGGAGCTCAACTTTGAGCTGCAGAAGTACCTCAAGAGGATAGGCAATGTCTGACGAACCCTTCAGCCTGGACCAGCTTTATCAGGCGGTTGAACAGCATCTGCGTACCCACCTGCCAGGCGTGCAGGCGGTGACGGTCTGGCCGAACATTTCGGACCGCGTCGCGCTGCCAGCGGTGTTTCTGGAGCTGGCCGAGATCGAACCAGGTACCGACATTGGCACGGGCGAAACAACGTTGATCTGCAAGTTCGAGGCCCGCATCATCGTCGACCCGATCAAGTCGCACCATCAACAGCAGGCCGTGCAATTGGCGACCCAGCTCGCCGTGTTGCTGCGCGCACAGACGTGGGGGTTACCGGTCGAACCCGCCGAGTTCGTACAAGCGCAGCAGGACTGGACCCAGCCAGCGCTTGATGGCTACACCGTCTGGCTGGTGGAGTGGACTCAGCAGGTGTACCTCGGTGGAGAGGAGTGGCCTTGGCCGGACGAACCGCCGGGGACGCTCGTATTTGACGTTGCCCCAGGTGACGGCCCATTCAGGCCCGAGGATCTGTCGTGAGTTATGCAAGCGCCCAGCATGACCGCATGATCGCGGGGGCGGTCAAGGCTTGCTATGTGGTCGCGGTGGATCTGTCCGCATCGCCGCCGGTGTGTCGCGTGTCAGATGGGAGCGACTGGGTCAGCGCGTGGGTGCGCTGGCACAGCATCGCCGCCGGGAAGGCCAGGCATTGGCGGGCGCCGTCCATGGGCGAGCAGGGCAGTTTGATCAGTCCCAGTGGTGACGTATCGCAAGGCACGTTTGTCCCGGGCCTGTATGGCAATGCCGGCCCACCGCCAGATAACCGCGACCACGTCGAGGTCTGGCGCTTCGATGATGGCGGCTCGCTGATCTACGATTGGCAGGCCAAGAGCTACAGCATCACCCTGCCCAGCGGGACGGTGACCATCAAAGTTGCCAGCACTGAGGCGGTCATAACGGACAGCGCCGTGAGCGTGACCACCGGCAACATCAATCTGAAAGCGGCGGTGATGATCGACGGCGCGTTGCACGTCACCAAGGGCATCACCAGCGCTGGCGCGATCATCGATGCCACCGGCAACAGTAACCACCACACGCATTAATTCATTCACGACAGCCCGCCCAGTGCGGGCTTTTTCATGCCTGGAGAAACACATGGCCAAGATCGTCGACACGCCTGTCACCGACGAACAGGTGTCCGCATCACCGATGCGGGAACCGTTACTGCTAACGACACCGGAGCTTTTGAAGTTTCGCGACAAGGTCTACACGTCGCGGCTGCTGATTGTCCCGGACTCCGATCGCACCCTGCCGGTGAGCCAGGGGCTTGTAGAGGTTTCGGTGTCCGATATCGACGCCGTCAAGTTCCTGAAAGCCAACGCCGAATTTGAGCCCGCGAAGGAGTGATTTAGATGATCGGAATGGATCGCCACACCGGCCAACCCATTTCCGGCATCAAGCACTTGCGGCAATCCATTCCAGACATTTTGGGCACGCCGTTGGGCAGCCGCCGGCACCGCATGGAGTACGGCAGCAAGCTCCGGCGGTTTGTCGATTTGCCCGTTAACGAGGGTTGGAAAAGCGCCGTACAGGCTGAAGTCGCTCGCGCCCTGGGGCGCTGGGAGCCGCGTTTGAAACTGGATCAGGTGCGCGTCATTTCCGTTATTGGCGGGCAAATCAACCTGAAGATCGCTGGCGAGTACCTGGGCGACGGCGTCACGTTGGAGGTAGCCGTATGAGTATCGTGGATCTGTCGTCGTTGCCGGCGCCGAGTGTGTTAGAGCCTCTGGACTTTGAAGAGGTTTATCAGGAAGGGCTGGGCATCTTTCGCGGGTACATGGGTGGCAACTGGACTGCCGCGCTGGAAAGCGATCCGGTGACTAAGGTGCTGGAGGTCGGCGCGTACATCAAGGTCGGCAACCGCGCCCGGGTGAATGACGCCGGAAAAGCGGTATTGCTGGCACACGCCATAAAGGGCGACCTCGATCACCTGGGGGCCAACGTCAATCTAAAGCGCCTGGTTATTCAAGCCGAGGATCTGCTGGCGGTGCCACCGGTGCCGGAGGTCAAGGAGGATGACGATCCGTTTCGCGAGCGCATCCAGTTGGCCTATGAGGGGCTGACCACGGCCGGCCCGCGTAACAGCTACATCCTGCACGCACGCAACGCCTCGGGGTTGGTGGCGGATGCCACGGCCGAAAGCCCGGCACCGTGCTGCGTTACGGTAACTGTGCTGTGTTTGGATGGGGAAGGCGAGGCGCCGCCGGAGCTGCTGGCCACGGTGGCTACCGCGCTGAATGACGACGACGTGCGGCCGGTAGGGGATCGGGTGACGGTGCAGAGCGCGCAAGTGATCCGCTACCAAATTAACGCGACTCTGCACATGGTCAGCGCCGGCCCCGAAGCGGATGCCAGTTTGGCCGAGGCGAAAAGTCGATTGTCGGCCTGGATCAATCCGCGAAAACGGCTGGGCATCGAGGTCGCGCGTTCCGGCGTCGATGCTCAGTTGCACGTTGCCGGCGTTTCCCGGGTTGAGCTGGTCGGCTGGCAGGACCTGGCCCCGACCAAGGCTCAGGCGGCGTTCTGTACGGGCTACACCGTGACGCTGGCGGGCTGACATGAAAAGCCTACTGCCGATCAACAGCACGCAACTGGAACGGGCCATGGAGGCGACGTTTTTCGAGAAAACGATTGTCCCGCTGCGCGACCTCTACAACGCCGATACCTGTCCGGTGCATCTGCTGCCGCATCTGGCGTGGGCGTGGTCGGTGGATCGCTGGGACTATCGATGGACTGAGGCGACCAAGCGCGCCGCTATTAAGGCCTCTTACTACATCCATGCCCACAAAGGGACCATCGGCGCGCTGCGTCGGGTGGTCGAGCCCCTGGGCTACCTGATCGAAATTATCGAGTGGTTCAACACCGTGCCCGAGGGCGTGCCGGGCACCTTTGCGCTGAAGGTCGGCGTTCTGGATACCGGGATCACCGAGGAAATGTATCAGGAGCTGGAACGCCTGATCGACGACGCCAAGCCGGTCACACGGCACCTGACTGGCCTGGCGATCAGCCTCGAAAGCCAAGGCCTTTTGAACATCAGTGTTGCCCTGTACGAAGGCGACGAAATCGACGTTTACCCGCCGGTCATGCGTGACATCGAGGTCACCGGATCCATCGGCGTGGTCGGGCGCGAACACTCCATAGACACCCTGGACGTTTATTATGATTGATGCGAATTCGCAGTTTTTCGCGATCCTCACGAACGTGGGGATGGCCAAGCAGGCGAACGCCGACGCGCTCGGCCTTCCCTGGAAGTTCACCGAAATGGGCCTGGGCGATGCCAACAACACCGACCCGATCCCCAGTGCGACACAAACCCACCTGATCAACGAATGGCGCCGCCGTCCGCTGAATCAGGTGCGGGTTGATCCGGTGAACCCGGCGGTGATTATCGCCGAGCAGATTATTCCGGCCGACGAGGGTGGGCACTGGATTCGCGAGATCGGGCTGTATGACGCGGACGGCGATCTGGTGGCGGTGGCCAACTGCGCGCCGAGCTTCAAGCCGGTGCTGTCGCAGGGGTCCGGCCGAACGCAAGTGGTGCGGATGAATTTCATCGTGTCCAGCACCGGCAATATCACGCTCAAGATTGATCCGTCCGTTGTGCTGGCGACTCGCGAGTATGTTGATCTTCGGATCATGGAAGAGCTGTACAAGCTCGACAGCAAGCAGTCGGTGCGGGTAGCCACCACGGCCAACATCGCGCTGGCGGGCCTTCAGGTTCTCGACGGCGTCACGTTGTTGGCGGGCGATAGGGTGCTGGTGAAAAACCAGACCGTGGCCAAGGACAATGGCATTTACATTTCCGGTGCCCCTGCCTGGGTGCGTGCGCCGGATGCCGACACCAATGCCGAGGTGACTTCGGCGCTGCTGGTATCGGTCGAGCAAGGCGCGACGCTGGCCGACTCTCGTTGGCAACTGGTCACGGATGGGGTGGTTGTCCTGGGCGCCACGGCCCTGACGTTTCAGGACGTGACTCAAGGTTATGCACCGATCAACTCCCCGGCCTTGCTGGGCGCTCCAACGGCACTGACCCCGCCCCAGTTCGACAACTCGCTCAGGCTGGTGAACACCGCCTTTGCCAAACGAATGGGCGTCGAGTACTCGGGCTTCGCCCCGCTTATAGCCAGTACCGTGCTGGGTGCGTCAAGTGTTGGTGGGGTGGTGGTCGGCGCATCTGCTACGCCGATCAACATCACGTTGCCGCCTACCGCCGGGGTGCCCGAGGGGGCGACGGTCGAGGTGGTGAGTGCTGGGGCCGGTGCCGTGACTGTTCTAGCGGCCGGGTTGGACGTGTTAGCGTCTCAGGTCGCTGGAGTGATACCCGTCGTCTTGGGCATGGGGGATAACGCCGAGTTCGTTAAAGTGTCGGGCACCTGGCGTTTGCGTGGCGGCTCTATTGCGCTCAAATATGCCGCCGTTATGTCTGGCCCAAACTGGACCACGCAGCCGCAGTTCAACAATACCAAGGCGCCCGCTACGACGGAGTTTGTGCAGCGATCGCTGGGTAACTACAGCGGTTACGGTAACCTGCCTGCTGGCGTCATCACTGCCGCACATGTCGGTGGTGTATACCAGCCAGCCGAAGGTGCCGCTATTCAGCTCCCGCAACCAGGAGTAGCTGGTATCCCCATGGGGGGGGCAATAACAATAGTGATGGGTAGCAGGTCTGCTTGTAGCGTAGTCGCTGTAGCAGGGGGGAATTTGACGGTCGGGACAACCAACCAGACCGTAAACCTGGTGACAGGTCAGTCGATCACTTTCGTGGCTATTACCTCGACAAGTTGGATTGCTCTAGTTTCTGGCGGCCTCGGACTTACAGCAGAGTTCGCCGCCTCCTTAGGTGCGAATGGTTATCAGAAGCTACCGGGCGGGTACATCGAGCAATGGGGGGTGGTGACCACTACCGCGTTTAGCGGTGGGTTCAACAGCTTTACTTTCCCTATTGCGTTCACCAGCGAAGTTTTTGGCGTGTGGGCTAGCCCGCGCGCGCAGCCTAGCGGATATGTAGGGGCTGAGGGCGTTTCGCTGACCTCTGGTCGGCTTACTAGCTCGGCTGCGGGGTATCAAATCATCTACTGGCGAGCAATCGGCAAATAACCCAAGGGGTAGATAAATGTTCGCTTCAAAAACAACTCGCGGTTTTTACGATCCAGCAATCCACACGACCATGCCGGCTGATGCGGTTGAAATGCCAGAAGGTCTGCATGCCGAGCTGCTGGCGGGGCAGTCGGAAGGCAAGGTTATTACCTGGGGCGATGATGGTTATCCGGTGCTGGTTGATCCTCCTCCGCCATCCCCGGAGGTTTTGGCGGCGATTGAGCGTGTATGGCGTGACGGTCAGTTGGCGGCCACTGACGGCGTTGTTTCGCGCCATCGCGACGAGCTGGAAGGGGGTCAAGAAACCACCTTGACTCCCACGCAATACGCCGAGCTTCAGGCCTACCGCCGAGCGTTGCGCAACTGGCCAGAAGCGGGAGAGTTCCCGTTGATTGAACACCGACCGCCGTCGCCTCTCTGGCTGGCTGGTCAACTCCAATAAACGCCCCGCACTGACGGGGCGTTTTCTTTTCCGTTACGCGTAACACGAACATCCCTCACAGCCTCGCTTATGCGGGGCTTTTCCGTTTCTGGAGATTGAGCTTTATGAGTTTCTTTCACGGCGTTACGACCACCGATATCAAGACCGGGGCGCGCACCATTTCCTTGCCGTCGTCTTCCAT